GATGTCGGCTACTATGTGATAGGACAGCCTGGGCAGGAAGCCAGAGTCAAGCGCATAGGCCAGCTGATCTATGACATGAACAAGAATGGCCAGAACCCCACCGCAGACTATCACCGAGAGCTGGGACGACTGCTGGGCTACAGCGAAGCAGACATCAACGGTTTCCTCAAGGATCTCGAGCAGCAGAATTGATCTAATCTTGCTTGCGTGTTAAACTGCGCCATGACCACAGTGTTATTCAGCATACCCGTGCATGAGAGCAACGATACCATACGTGACACCATAGTCAACGTGCGGCGGTTCGCGGGCCAAGAACATCCAATCATGCTGCATGTCAGTGCCAGCTGGGCTGGGTTTGATGCTAGCATAGGCCAGTTGCCCAACGTCTACGTCAATCCACAGAGATGGTCCACGGCACACGCGCACAGCCAAGTGCCCACGCATGTGAGCAGCTTCCTGCAGGCAGAAGGGCTTGGTCTTCGCTTTGATAGGATGGCTATCATGCACACCAGCGAGCTGCTGATACGCCAAGGCATGCCAGATCACATCAGCGCCTATGACCACAGCGCATGGTTCACGCCAGACACGCAGCCAGTGGATCCACTGTGGCCGCCCATGAACCACGTGCGTCAGCTGGCACCGGGATTCCGCAGCTATCTAGGCAACCTCTTGGAAGGCAGCTGGTACAGCCGCAGTCTGTTCCACGACATGTGCGCATGGATCATGCGGCGCTGGAGCCTAGCTGATCTCATGCTGCCTGTGGCTCTGGAAGAGAGCCTGTTTCCCACGCTGGCCTGGGACCTCACCCAGGGTAGCCCATACAGCCATCCCTACTGTGCGTTCAAGCATGATCAGCACTTCCTGGCCGATCGCAGCTTCATAGAGGACATATGTGCTGGACGGCCCGTGACCTTCTGGCAGCCACACAACTTCGTCTATGACTATGCTCCGTTTCCCAGCCAAGGCATCTTCAGCGTGAAGCGCATCGACCGCCGCTTGGAAGATCCCATGAGGATGATGGTGCGACAGCTGTGATCAGTTAAATATTCATATGATCACAGAAAGCGCTCCCCTCACACTGGATGGCAGCTTCGCTCGCAGCCTCATGCTCAGCAAGCTATGGCTCTGCAGGCAGCTCAAGCAGCTGATGCAGGACCAGGACATCTCACGTTTCAACAAGGTATACAATCTGGGCAGCTGGTACGGCAACATGGCTCTGTTCATGTTGGTCAAGCACGTGCCGTTCAGGGTCATGGTTGATGTTGATCTAGACAGCAGCTATCTGCGCACCAGCCAAAGGCTGCTACCCCGCCTCTACCACAGCGGCAGATTGATCAGCTTGGCCTGCGATGCCAATCGCTTGGTCTATGACCTACAGCCGCCCAGCTGCGTGATAAACTGCAGCACCAACAACATGCGCAACGCAGGATGGCTGGCAAACATAGCCACGGGAACCTTGGTGGCGCTGCAGGGACGCAGCCACGAACCACAGAACAGGTTCAACACCGTGCGCAGCCTCAGAGAGTTTGATCAAGAATATCCGCTGTCAGAAACTCTGTTCCTGGGTGAGATACCTCTGCGCGATCCCGATGACAGCTACACGCGGTGGATGAAGATCGGTATAAAGTGACCCATAAATATCCGCAGGGAGCTGACTCATGGCGTTGCTGATTGGTGCTGGACAGAGATATGACAGAGTGATAGGCGTGGGCGGTGTCACTACCAGCACCGATGGTTATCTCTGGAGCAGTTCAAGCCAGATCACTCAGCCATTCCCACCAAACATGCGAGCCCAGGGTGTGGCAGGCAACAGCACTGGCACGGCATTCGTGGCCATCAGCAACACTGGTTGGAGCGCCACAAGCACAGATCTGTTAACATGGCAGGCCAACAGGCTGTTGGCGGGCAACTTCTCACCGCTGGGCATCAGCTGGGGCGAGAACGGCAGCGGTGCGCGGCCACTGTTTGTGCTAGCTGGTTCGCGGATCTACAACGATGACAACACTCTGCCAGGCGAGTACGAGCTGGGCGATCAGATCGCACAGATACTGATCAACGAGACTGGCAGCCCCTATGGCTGGGACCAAGCATTTACACATCCATTTGCCAACAGCTGGTTCCACAACGTTCGCTATTTTGAAAACATCATGGTCGACAGCGTGCCCTGCACCGTGTGGGTAGCAGTAGGACAGGTAAACGGTCAGCCGGACATATGGTTCACTCAAAACGTCAACTGGGACGTGAACACAGGTGCTCCTGATATCAACACATGGCAGAGAGTGGCCATCCCTAGTGGCTTGGTTAACCGACCATTGTATGACGTGACTGACTACCAAGGCACGCTATACTTCAGTGGCCGGGGTGTGGTCATAAACACCTCAGATCTTGGCACACCTGTGTGGCAGAGCAGCCCATTCTTCAGCGCTGTGAGTGATCTCATCAATCCAACCAGCAGCATGCTGCTGGGCAGCGTCTATGACAGCAACACCAACACAGTGCTGGGAACCAACTTCTATTACAGCGCCGATCTGCCCGTGAGCCAGGGCAACCACAGCCTCAGTGATTTCCTTAGCATAGCCAGCAACCCTGACGGCCAACTGGCAGCAGCCAGCAGTGGCGGCTTGATCTACAGCAATGATCGCATCGGCTGGACAGCCACAGTGATATCTGGCTATTGGTTCCAGAGCATGATCTGGTTCCAGGACCACTGGGTGGCCGGAGCCTACAGCGATCTCACGCAATACACCTATTGGACCAGCACGGACGGTGTCACTTGGTTGCCATGGAACAACGGCGTGCAGATCTATGGTCTCTGGGGCAGCGACACCGTGACAGTGACTAGCACTGGCAGCAATCTCTTGCTGAGCCAGAGCTCCACGGTGGTCAAGAGCTCACAGCTTGACAACAGTGACCTAGCAGCTTAACATAGCTTGACATCAACCATTTGGAGCAAGACATGAGCATCGGAACCCTGAGCGAGAGCGACAAGGCCAAGATCAAGGAATTGATTAATCAAGGCGTGGCCATCACGCGCGATGTAGAAACGCTGAAGGAAGGCCTCCGTGACACGGTAGATGCCGTGGCACAGGAGCTAGAGATCAAGAAGACCACGCTCAACAAGGCCATACGCACTGCCTACAAGATGCAGGAAAACCGCGATGCGCTGGCAGAAGGCCGCGAAGAGCTGGACGAAGTCGAAGAGATCCTGCTGATCGCTAACCGCAGCTGACATGAGCAGCTGGATAGCCATAACCGGTGGATGCGGCTATGTGGGCAGCCACATAGCTGCGGAAATCAGGCGCACCACGCAGCACAAGTTGCTGATCATAGACAGACGAGCAGCACAGCTGCCTCACGCTGCTGTGCTGGCAGATGAGGTAGTGCCACACGATTACAGCAGCGGCGCAGCATTTCAAGCACTGACCAAGCTGAGACCCGGGACCGTGATACACTGCGCAGCCAACAGCTTGGTCGGTCCCAGCGTCACTGATCCACAGCCCTACTACCAGAACAATGTGGTCAATCTCATGCGCCTGTTGGAGCACCTGCGCTCTGAGCAGCTGGACAAACTGATCTTCAGCAGCAGCAGCAGCGTTTATGGCGAGTGTGACCACGATGCCAACCGCGAAGACCAGCTGCCTGATCCCATCAATCCCTATGGTCGGACCAAGATGATAGGCGAGATCATGATCAGGGACTGGTGCTGGGCTTATGGTCTCAGCGCCGTGAGCTTTCGCTATTTCAATGCCGTGGGTGCAGGTCTTGGATTGGGCCAGGAACCAGGTGCTACTCACATCATAGCACGCATCATAGAGAGCCAGATCAGAGGTGAGCCATTCACCATATACGGCACGGACTATCCCACAGCTGATGGAACCTGTGTCAGAGACTACGTGCATGTCACGGACATAGCACGCGCCCATGTCATGGGCATGGCATGGCTCATCGAGAACACTGGCTATCACGTCTATAACCTAGGCGGTGGTGGTGGTTACAGCGTGAGAGAGATCATAGCAGCCGTGGAATCAGTGACTGGTAAGCCAGTGCAGGTCCAAGAAGGACCTCGTAGGTTCGGTGACAGAGCTCGCACTCAAGCTGACATCACAGCGGTGGCTCGGGATCTGCGCTGGGCGCCAATAAAAGATCTGCGAGACATTGTTTCTGATGCCGCATGCTGGTACAATAGTGACACATACAAGACCCTGGTCTGACTGGGTAAGTCAGCAGCTAGCAAGGTTCGCCGGCCACAAGCGGCAAGGAGGTAAAAATGAGCTACGTCGACGCGATAATCGACCGTGAGAAGAACACAATCTTTGTAGCAGAACGCTTGCCAGATGGCAGGAGAGTGCTCACAGAACATCCAACGAAATACGTGGTATATTGGCCCTCAGAGCGAGGCAAGTACATCAGCATCCATGGCACCAAGCTCGAAAAGTTCCAGACCAACAAGGACAAGGAATTCAAGCGCGAGCTGGGAGTGCTGCCCAAGGGCAAGCTGCATGAGAGCGATATCAATCCTATCTTCCGCTGTCTCTATGACAACTATCGCGATGCGCCAGCACCGCAGCTGCGAGTGGGCTTCTTCGACATCGAGACAGACTTTGATCCCTTGCGCGGTTTCAGCACACCCGAGGATGCGTTCGCACCAATCACTGCCATCAGCCTCTATCTCAACTGGATGGAGCGCAACTTCACCTTGGTGTTGAAGCCGCGCAAGATGAGCCAGCAGGTAGCAGAAGACATCTGCGCAGAATTCCCAGACACCATGCTGTGCGCCAACGAGAAAGAACTGCTGGACATATTCCTCACGCTGATCGATGACTGTGACATCCTCACGGGGTGGAACTCAGAAGGCTTTGACATTCCCTACATCTACAATCGCATCGTGCAGGTCTTGGGCAAGTCAGAGACAGCACGCATGTGCCTGTGGAACAAGTATCCCAAGAAGAGAGAATACGAGAGCTATGGCCGCGAGACCATCACCTATGATCTGGTGGGGCGCTGCCACTTAGACTATCTGCAGCTGTATCGCAAGCACACCTATCACGAGATGCATTCGTATCGATTGGATGCCATCGGCGAGTACGAGGTGGGCGAGAAGAAGACACAGTATGAAGGCACGCTGGATCAGCTCTACAACAATGACTTCAAGAAGTTCATTGAATATTCACGCCAGGATGTGATGCTGCTGGTCAAGATCGATGCCAAGCTCAAGTTCATCGAGCTGGCCAACAACATCGCGCACACCAACTGCGTGTTGCTGCAGACCACCATGGGCGCCGTGGCGCTGATCGATCAGGCCATCGTGAACGCGGCGCATGACATGGATCTCATGGTGCCAGCACGCATACGCGAGACCGAAGAAGAGAAGCAGGCGCGCTGGGACGAGGAAGCAGAGATGGGCGGCTCGGTGGTTGGTGCCTACGTGGCAGATCCCAAGCCAGGCATGCACGACTGGATCGGCGGCGTGGACATCAATTCACTGTATCCATCAGTGATCCGTGCGCTGAACATGAGCACAGAGACCATAATTGGCCAGATCAAGCCAGAGCTCACGGATGCTTTCGTCAAGCAGCAGGTAGCAGCCAAGAAGACATTTGCTGACGCATGGAACAGCGTGTTTGGCACGCTGGAATATCAGGCAGTGATGGAACAGAACAACACGCCGGTGACCATACAGTTTGAAGACGGCAACGAAGTGGTGGTCACTGCCAAGGAAGTCTATGACCTAGTATGGAACAACGGCAAGCAGCTGACTCTGAGTGCCAACGGTACCATCTTTGATTATGGCAAACAGGGACTGATACCTGGCGTGCTCACTCGCTGGTTTGCTGAACGCAAGGAACTGCAGGCAGAGTATCGCAAGTGGGCCAAGCTGGCAGATGAAGCCACTGACCCAGATGAAAAGACCGAAGCCAAGCGACAGGCAGTGTTCTATGACCAACGCCAGCTGATCAAGAAGATCTTGCTCAACAGCCTCTACGGCGCAGTTGGCAATCCTGGATCTCGCTGGTATGATCCCAGAGTGGCTCAGAGCACAACGCTGAGCGGTCGCTGCATCGTCAAGCACATGGCTTCTAAGATCAACGAGATCATCGATGGTAGCTACGAGCACACTGGTCGCAGCATCGTGTATGGTGACACGGACTCAGCTTACTTCTCAGCCTATCCGGTGATGAAGGATCATCCGGAGTATGCTGACTACGAATGGACCAAGGAGAACGTCATAGATCTCTATGACAAGATCGCAGACATGACCAATGCCAGCTTCCCACAATTCATGTTTGATGCGTTCCATGCTCCCGAAGAGAACGGCAAGATCATCAAGGCCGCACGCGAGCTCTGTGCCTACAAGGGCCTGTTCATCACCAAGAAGCGCTATGCTGTGCTGATCTATGACAAGGAAGGCAAGCGCAGAGACAACAACGGCAAGCCCGGTGAGATCAAGGCCATGGGTCTGGATCTCAAGCGATCAGACACTCCCAAGACTGTGCAGGACTTCCTGCAAGACGTGCTGGTTGGTGTGCTCACGGGCAGCGGTCGAGAAGAGAGCCTAGAGCGTATCAGCGCATTCAGGCGCGAGTTCCGCAGCTGGCCAGGCTGGGAAAAAGGTTCGCCCAAGCGTGCCAACAACATCACCAACCATGCCAAGAACCAAGAACAGATGGAGCGTGCCACAATTGGTCGCAGCAACGGCAAG